CTCCAATGCCCCCTCCGGGACCCCCGCCAGCAGGTCAGAACTGGGCGGTTCAGAAAGAGTGGTCTAACTCGAAAGGGTCATGTATATAAAGTGTCGCCCGAAACCAGGAAGACACTTGAAGATGCGGGATATGCTTATGAAAGTAACGGATTCTGTGAAGGATGTGATGAGCCAGTAGAATTCTGGTACGATTCTACAGGACTTAGAACTCCGATCTCGATACTACAGATCGTAGAATCTGATGGATCGAAGAAGGAGCGTTCGATAAATCACTTTGCGATATGCAGAGCGGCTCGTAGAATTAGAAATGATTTGAGGAAAAGAAGTAAAAAGGACTAAATGGGCGAACTTATTAGTCATGTATTTGCTCTATTACTAGGCGTCTCCATCGCCGCGAACATAGCCTTAGCGTTCGCTATTCTCGGTTTGAGGAACAGAGTTAGAGGGATAGGAATGGCACTTCGTTTTATAAATAAGAGAAAGTCAGATCCGGCGATCGAAGTAGTTACTGAAAGTCAGACTTCATCGAGGCATCATTAGAAAGAAGAAACATGGAAAACGAGACTATGGTAGAAATGCCAGAATACATATGTCATAAGAAAGTATGGGCATTGAAAATCGCCTCTATCGAGGGATTAGAAAGCGGGGCTCTGAGAATTACGCCAGTTGAGGACGGATATGCGCCGTTTGAAGTAGAGTCTAAATATGTCCCGACTCATGACCCTGCGAGACCGCAGATCGGTTGGTACTTCGTGGTCTATAAAAACGGCTACAAGAGTTTTTCTCCGGCAGATGCCTTTGAAGATGGTTATACTAGAATATGAAGATTCATTGCCCATCTAGCGATGTAAATCCTTTTCCAGACAACGCTCCGTTGTCAAATGGACAAGGTAATCATCAGGCTCAAGGAGGACCAGGTCGCCTTCCAGGAATTAGTAGCCAGCTTCGCTTACGAATACAGCGCGTAGCCAGGATGCGAGTCGCCGGTATCAAAGATCAAGTTATTCAGATACGCGAAGGAATTACTGCCCCAGCCTTCCAGTATTTAATAAAACTGCCCGAATACAAAGAAGTCGAGGACGCCTTATTCGACGGCGCTATCTCGGCTATGGATCGTGCGATAGCAGGTAATGTCGAGACACTACGTAACGAAGTTAGAGGCGCCGTTCCAGCTGCGCTTAGGACGGTAATCGAAGTTGCTAATCAGCGGCGCGATCTTAAGACAGCCTTAGCAGCTTCGCTTGAGCTTTTAGACAGAGATCCCGACCGCGTAGCGCAAAAGAGTAAACTCTCGGAGACTCCGATTGACGGAGTTCGGCTTCCTGATGGTGTTATAGATGTAGTATCGAAAGAAGCCGATACTGTCGTAAACGAAATTAATGGCTCGAAGAGAATACAATAATGACAATCCAACCTACACGAGTAGTTCAGCCTCCTGCGGAGCAGTCTACAATATCAGCAGAAACGCCAAAGACGACTACGAAGTATCCTCAAGTACTGCCTAACGGCGATATTCTGATTGATGTTATAGAAAAAGGTACTCATAAAGCGGAGCTTTTCAAGAGAACAGATCCTTCTCAGTATATCCGTTATCACGTAGTGTGTTCCTGCGGAGTCGAAGGACGCTTTAATGACCTGGATGCGCTTAAAGGTTTTATCGAATATCATTTAAGACGCTAAAAGCGTTTGGGAGATAAACACATATGTCAACTAGCGATTCTGTTCGTTATGACGAATCTATCGAAGTCAAACCAAGCACCGCTCGCAAAGCGTCTACAGGCTCCGTCATCGATCCACGAAGTGGAAAGTATCCCTCTACACAGGACTTCGCCTCTTCCAAAGAAGAGAATGTCTCCAAAGTCCAACACTGTAGACATGCCCGTCGTCCTGGCGGAGAATACAGAAAAGGACACGGCTTCAAAACCATAGCTTGCTCATGCGGTAAGCATCCGTGTACCTGTGGTACTGAAGAGGCGCGAAAGTCGATCATGCATTGTAACGTGAATATGTAAAACAGAGTTTCTAGTTATCGGAGGGCAAGTTACGGATGAGGTTCGAGTAAACCAGGCAACGCCTGAAGAGACGACCTGGGCGACAAGCGAACCAACAAGCCGCATTCCGATAACTAGAATATAAATTTACGCCGAAGGCTTGTCGCGTAAAACTTCCAGGGGGCCCTGGCCCGCCGAGGGGTTTCCGAAGGTTTTCGGGCCGCTTTTTGGCCCGCTGCAAAGTATTAGCTTCTCTTTGCCAAGGAGAAGGTTAGATGATTGGAGACTCTAGAACAACCTCAGTTATTTGAGAGTACGTTTAAACCGCTCTCATTAAACGGACTGACTGGCGACGCCTGGAGAAGAGCGATTCGTCTTAATAGTCTAGGCTCCTTATACTTCTTTATCAAAATTACTTTACGTCGCAGACGATTAACTGACAAGTTACATAAGCCTTTTTGCAAGTCTCTCGAACGTAAACACATCAAGGATGTCTATGAAGTCCCGCGAGACCATTTTAAATCCACTATATGCGGAGAGGGACTTCCGATGTGGCGAGTGTTGTGGGCCTCGGATGAGGATCTTAACGAATTTCGGAAGCTTAATTACCCTCCTGAATTCATCAGATGGATACAAGAGATTCACCGGCCAGAAGCCCGCAATCTTTTGGTTAGTGAGAATATCACTAACGCCGGAAAACTTGGAAGGAAAATCGACTTTCACTATCAATCAAATCAAGTTTTTCGTTTTGTGTTTCCTGAATTAATCCCCACGTCCTCCGAAACCTGGTCTAATATATCTAAATGTCAAAGACTTCCGAGTTGCCGCTTGGCACTGGGAGGACACGGAGAAGGCACCTTCGATTTCCTTGGCGTCGGGGGTGCCCTCCAGTCTCGTCACTACGATGGGCTTGTAGTGCAAGATGACTTGGTAGGGCGCAAAGCTATCGAATCACCATCTATCATGGATAAAGCTATCGAATGCCATCAATTGATGGTCGGAGCTTTTGAGAACGAGAATGCCGTCGAAGACAACGACGAACTCGTAGTAGGCAATAGATGGGGCTATTACGATCTAAATTCATGGATTCGAGAAAATGCCCCTTGGTTTACCTTTCAGACGCATAGCGCCTTAGGCGGCTGTTGCCCCGCTCATCCGATGGATACTCCTATCTTTCCAGAAGAGTTCTCATTAGAGAAACTGAACCGTTGGCGTGAGCGTCTCGGTAATTATCAGTTCTCTTGTCAATTTTTAAACAACCCCGCGGCCCCCGAGAATGCAGCTTTTGCTGAGAATGATCTAAGGTATTTCTCGATTTTCAAAGGAGAAAACGACGAAGAAATTATTCGACACGAAGTCACCAACGGTGTTATTATCAAAGATATCAAAGTCTCCCATTTATCTGTCTGCATGGTCACCGACCCAAATCATAGTGGAGCTGAAGGTCGTTGCCGACATGCCATCAATGTCGTCGGCTTATCTTCCGAAGGAAGGTATTACTTACTCGATTGTTGGGCTGAAGCGTGTGAGGCCGATAAATACATAGCACAGCTTTATAAGATGGCTGATACTTGGAACATGCGTAAGCTAGGTATAGAAACCGTCGCAGCTCAGAAGTATCTAGCGTATCACATAAATTATCGGAATCGACTCGAAGGACATAACCTTCGGTTGATAGAACTAAAAGGCGAAGTGGATGCCCCTGACGGTACTATCACTCGAAAGAAAGAATGGAGAATCCGAAACGTACTTTCTCCCATCTTTGAATCTAATAAGTTTTTCACTCAGAAACGATTTCAGGATTTTAAGGGTGAGTACACTTCATTCCCTCGTGGCCGTTTCGTGGACCTACTCGATGCCCTGGCCTACGTCCCTCAGATGCTCCGACTACCAGCAAGTTGGGTAGAACAACAGAAATGGAAGATGCATAACGCAGCGTGGGCCAGGAAAGTAAATCTTCCGTATTCGATTGGAGTTCAGTAAATGCCAGCGAAGCTCGAACGTTGCGTAAAGCATGTCAAGGAGTCTAAAGAAGGACGGCAGGGCAGAGTAAATTCTTGGGCTGTTTGTGTAGTATCGACAGGTCAAAAGCCACATAAAAAGAAGGTTAAGAAATGATTTTTCTTATTCATATCGTCTTAATACTCGCACAGCTAAAAGCTACCTACGGTCATAGCGGACCAGCTTTGTTACCTGATAAACAAGTAACGCCTGGAGAAGTTAGGACCACGAGTACGGAGGATGTTTGTAGCGGCGTTTCTACGAAGAACTATAGGCATACAACTATAGCGGAGAAGAGAAAAGTTTACAAAGAATATCACGCTGTGAAGAAGCCTGGTAAATGTTGTGAGGTAGATCATTTGATTTCACTTGAACTAGGCGGAGCTGATACAGTAAAGAATTTATGGCCTGAGCCTTATCTTCCTAAACCAGGTGCTTATGAAAAGGATAAGGTTGAGAATTACTTACATAAACAAGTCTGTACCAAACAGATGACGCTAGAAGAGGCTCAGAAAGAGATTTCTACCGACTGGTACGAAGTCTATAAAAGGATGCCTAAGTAATGCCCTTTGACATAGCTACTTTAGTCGGCGATCTTTTGTCTGGAGGCATCGCCAGGATTGTTCAGATTTTTAAGGTTGATCCGACTCTGGCTATGCAGAAACAAGCGGAGCTAACAGAGCTTCAGCTTAACTTACAAGCGCAGCTTCAGAATAAAATTCAAGATGCTATCACCGCTCAGATCGAAGTTAATAAACAAGAAGCCGCCAGCCCGAGCGTCTTTGTCGCTGGATGGCGTCCAGCGATTGGATGGATTTGTGGATCTGGATTAGCCGTTCAGTTTATTATCAATCCTTTATTTACATGGGGAGCGAATTTAGCAAAGCATCCAGTCGGATTTCCGAGCTTGGATATGGGTAGCTTAATGACGTTATTACTAGGAATGCTAGGACTCGGCGCGATGCGTACTGTTGAAAAGGTGCAAGGAGTTCCTGGAACAAGTAAACTGAAGTAGGAGAATATATGTCAACACCGCCTGTCGTGAAGTCAGGTTTCTTTGATAAATTATCAAACGTCGTTAACCTTAACTATGTTCTCAAAGTCGGCGGAATTATTATGTTTTCACTGGGAATGTTTAAATCATGGCAACACATCCCGATTCTCGATAAGTTTCTCATAGTCTCTGGGCCGATCGCGTGGTATGTAGGATACAAGTTTAATCAGATTTATAAATAATGCCCGATAATAACTTCATACCCGTTAAGTTATCAGGCGCCGCCGAAGACAAGTTAAAGGCGCATCTGAAGATGCGTATTCTTGCACTCGAAGATGGTTTGCGAGAGCTACATGAAACGAAGATCGTTAAGTGGCGTAAAGCGTATGAGGCGACGCCGAGAGAGAAAACACGAGAGTTTCCTTTCTATAACGCCTCGAATCTAGTTGTCCCTATTATCGCCACTTTCAGTGACACACTACTCGCCAGGGTAATGAGTGCCGTTTTGAAGACAAGACCAGTATGGGTAGCTAAAATCTTTGGTTCTCACAAAGACATAGATGACTCCGTTAGGACGGCTCTCGAAGAGTTCATGGAATATGTCGGCGTAGAGCCTCAAGAATTAGATTTATACAGAGTTTATCACGAATGGTTTGGTGAAGGAATCAAATACGGAACATCTGTAGTAAAATGCCCGCATGAAATTCGTTACAGAGACGAACTGATAGAATCCGAAGGAGACGGTTCTGGTAGGAAAGAACAGGCTTTTCTACGTCAAATAGAATACGAAGGGCCTCGTCCTGAGAAAATAGCTTTTGAACATTTCTTGATACCTCCCGGAGCTAAATCTCTTGAAAGCGCCGATATCCGAATTCATAAGCGTGTTATGATTCGGAGTGAGTTAGAGGAGCGGAAGTTCTTTAAGATTTATGATCCTGTCAAAGTAGATTCGATTCTTTCTAGACCGGATAGAACATCTCCCGCTTATGCTCAGTCGATGAATGAAGAGTCTCTTGGAGCTAAGACTACAGGAACCTACGGTTATAAAGAATATGATCTGTACGAATGTTGGTTGGACTGGGCTACGCCTGATGGGAAATATAAACCAGCTATTGTAGCCACGTATCATAAAAGCTCCAATACTTTGATGCGAGCTATCTACGATACTCATACGATATTACCATATGCTTTAGCACGTCTCTTCTACAGAGACGATATGATTTACGGATACGGATTCTGTGAAACGATGTGGGCTTTTCAGGAAGAAATAAGTGAACAACACAATCAGCGGCTTGATAATCGAACCATTGCTAATACCCGAGTCTGGCGGGTCTCCCCAGACTCTAAGCTCCACGCTGGCTACAGGATCTATCCGTCTGCTACTGTACCGGCTGAGGAAGGCGAAATTGAATCTCTCCAAGCAGGTGATATTAGTCAGCAAACGATTGACGACGAGAGATTCTCGTTAGAACTCGCGGAGCGACGAGCTGGCATATCCCCACCGATGCAGGGGGCAGGGGCCGGGTCTCAAGGTAAGCGTGGTATTTATACGGCAATGGGTACTTTATCTGTGATGCAGGAAGGCAATAGAAGAACTGATCTAAACATATCCGATCTCCGATATGCTCATACCAAACTTGGAAGAATTCTTTTGGCTGATTATTCTAAGTTTAACGTCCGTAATAATCTACTTGAAATGTTTGGAGAGAAAGCGGCGAAAATAACACGAGCTTTAGAGGCTGTTAGAAGCGGTCGTATCGGTTTACCAATTTACTCATCAACAGCATCTATCAACAAAGAAGTTGAGAAACAGAACTTGTTCCTGTTAGTGAATTTAATGCGCCAGCATTATGTTGGCATAGCACAGCTAATCGGACAAGCATCTAGCATGATGACTCCACCAGAAACCAAAGCATATCTTTTGCAAGTTATTAGAGCCTCTAACATAGTTATGAAGAACGTACTTCGTAACTTCGATCAAGAAGACGTTGACTTACTTGTACCGGAGCCGAATCTCGGAGGCGGAAATGAACAAGCTGGACAGGCTTCTCCCGCAGGCCCACAGATTCCGGGGTTGGTTAAGCCAGCCGGAGGCGGCCTTATTCAGTGAGTACCTTAATGATTATAGAAACGAAACATTATCTAAGCTCACTCGTTCTGACAATCCCGTGGACATTCATCGTCTACAAGGTGCTCTCGGCGTGTTGGAATCCATTATACAACTTCGTGGAGAAATGGACAATTATATTAAAGGCGTATCTAGCGGTCAGATGCGGCCGATAAAAAAGGAGGAAGTAAATGCCTTGGGGAAATAAGAAGGAAGAAATACCTGAAGAACTGAAGGATCTTGGATTAACACCTGCTCAGATTAGAGAAGCCGTCTTAGCTAACAAAGACCTAAATCAGAAGTTAGCTAATACCTCGACGGAACTTTCTACTGTCAAAACTACGTTATCTTCAATGGAATCTAACTTCAATCAGACGAAAACGAAGTTGGAAGAACTCGAAGCTAATTCTAAAAGGCCCGCCCCGAAGAACGAGCCGAAGGAATATACTTCGTTCATCGATGACGAAAATAGAGCCTTTACGGAACGTCTCGTTGATGGAATGCAACCTGTAGCTCAAGTCGCGTTGCAAGCCGCTTCTAATAGCGCAATGCTTCTTGCGAAGCAAAGTCTTCAAGGTCAGTATGTAACTACGCCGGGCGGCCGTATTTCTCTAGCTCGCTTGTGGGATAAGTGGTCCACCGAGATTGACAAAGCCGCTTCTGAAGTAAGTCTCGCTACGCGCGGGAATATGCAGACTTGGATTAATATCTTTGATTATATCAAAGGTAAGCATTTCAACGAATTAATGGCAGAGCCGCAGACATTCGTTGAATCGGTTCAGACGAATCAGGATTCTTTGCCGAATAAAGAAGACAAGAAACCCGACAAACTGAACGACGCGGAAGCTGAGACAGTGGCTAAAATGTCTCGATACGGTAAGGGAGTAACCCCTGAATCGTATCAAAAAATGAAACAAACGATTAAGACCGTATCCGTCTAGGATAGGAGAATTAAAATGGCAATGACCAATCCGCAGCAGAATGTAGAACTCTCGGATCCATTCCCGGGTATTGAAGCCCGTCCTCTTCAGTTACCTGACTTCGTGAATGTGAAGTCTAAGAACCCGGCTATCTCTTTTAGATGGGTTAACAGGGCTGTAGGCGTAGCCGCTTCTACTCAGCGACTTGATGAAATGATCTTCGCCGGCTTTGTTCCTGTCAAGCCTGAAGAAGCTCTCATTCCGAATGGAAAAGGAGGCTATGTTTCTGTGCCTCCTAATTTGATTAAGAATGGACAGATTATACGCGGCGATCTTATTCTGATGAAAATAGATCGCGCAGCATATGACGGCGCTCTTAAGTACAACTGGGAACGTTCTATCGTTAGAATGCATCCAGAACGGCAGCTACAAACTGGAAAGAAACAGCTCGCTACCGCTGTTTCACAGGCAGGAGTTCCTGCAGGAATGGCTCGAACTCTTGCAAGTAAACTACAGGCTTTCCGTCCGGGGTCTTCGGATAAAACCGCGGACCCTAATTTTATGGCGGAAGAAGACAAGTTACCTTCGGAAAGGAAGGAGGATTAGTGGCATCAATTGAAATTCATAGTGTTCAGACCGTGTCTGGTAATCAGCCTCGTACTAGAAGATTGGCCGAGGCTGCTGCTCAGACATGGCTTTCTGGCACTCCGTTAGCGTTCAATGCTGCGGGATTTGTTATTCCCTGGGCAGGAGCGCTTCTCACAACCGTCGTTGGCTCTATTATTGGAATATCTAAGGAGGGTAGTGCCAACTTGACAACAGCCGGTGTTGCACAACAGCAGACGTTCGGATCTGTACCGAATCAAGCTGCCGCTGTTAACATCTCACGTCCGTTTTTCAATGATGGTCTGACTGGCGTTGAAACGGCTGATCCTGATACAATATTTCTAGGACAAGTTGGACCTGCTCAAACTGCTGTGCAGGCTCTTGTAGGTACACAGCTTGGCATGACTAAAGACACCGATAATCACTGGTTCGTTGATACAGCAAAGGTGACTATCGGCACTAACACCTGCGTTTATATCGTTAAGCTAGATCCGAATGATCAATCCGCAACACCGCGCGGCGTTTATTTTCGCTTTGTCGTTGGCAACGTACAGCCAGTGGCATAAGGAGAACTGACTACCATGACAATGATGAGAGGGCAGTTCTCACAACTAATGGCTCCGGGTCTTCACGGTGAATTCGTTCACTGGGTCGATACCTTGCAGCGTGAAGAGGAATTTTCTCACATTCTGCATGTGGAGCCCTCCGATAAACCATTCGAGGATGAAGTTGAATTCTCTGGCTTGCCACCTATGCCGTTGAAGCCCGAGTCTGAGGCGACAATTTATCAAGATGCTTTACAAGGCGGCACCAAGCGTTATATCAACTTCACCTACGCGCTAGGCGTGCGAAGCAGTTTTGAACTGTATGAAGATGACCAATATGGCATCATTATGCAAGTTCCGAAGGCTATCGCTCGCAGCGCGCATTTTACGAAGGAACAGAATGCCTGGAATCTTTTTAATCTAGGCTTCACAACTCAGGTGACGGCCGATGGCGTTTCGATCTTCAACAACCAGCATCCTTTGTTGGGCGGCACAGCCGCTACTTCGTATGGACCTGGTTTGACGAATATCATTAGTGCCGCTGGTACTTATCCTAACAGACCGGCTACAGACGTTGACATTTCGTTTACGGCTATTCAGTTGATGATTAACATGTTTGAACGACTTGTCGATAGTCAAGGCTTACCTATTTCGATTAAGCCTCGTTATTTGGTTATTCCGCCTGAGCTAAAGTGGATAGCACGCGAAGTTCTCGGGTCTCCACACAAACCTTATACAGCTGATAATGAAATTAATGCGCTTATTAAAGAAGACTTACAGTACTTCGTATGTCATTATTTGACGAGCGCCAGCGCGTGGTTTGCTATTACTGAAAAAGAAGGTCATTGGTTAAAGTTTCTTGTCAGGAAAGAACTTGACGAGGATTTCTCCGATGATTTCGATACTTTCAGTATTAAGCAACTTTCAAGAATGAGGTTCGCTGTCGGCGGAACCACGTGGATGGGCACTTGGGGCTCAAACGGGCCTTGAGCTAATCGGAGGAAAGTCTCGATGGCGAATGAGATCAAGAAATGTATGCGTTGTCGGAAGGATAAACCTCTTTCGGCTTTTCATAGTACTAGAGAAGGTGGTAAGTTGAAGCCTATTTGTCATCAGTGCTATGGAATCACATACTATAATGGTCTTAAGCTAGAAGTATTTTCTGCTCTTGGAGGGAAATGCGCTTGCTGTGGACAAGATCATCCTTATTTCTTGACACTTCAACACATCGGTGGCATTGGTAAGGGTAATCGAAACGGTAAGAACGTACAGCAGCTATATGAAGAAGCCAAACAAAGTGGCTATGATAGGGCCAAGTTTGAACTTCAGTGTATAGACTGTAACTGGGCAGAAGGAACGTTTGGGGCTTGTCCTCACAAATCTGGTGTAACTAAAGAACAGGCATACCTGAAATTGGTTACAGAAATGCTTTCAGGTAGGGAGTGAGCCTTCCAAGGAGGCTTTATGCCCGCAACTAGTCATTCAGGTAGAGGCATAGCACCTTTCCATGATTGTCAAAGGTGCGGTTATACTTATCGTGTAACCGAATTGAAACGACAACTTGGTTTGATACTATGCCCTACCTGTGTAGATAACACGATTGCCTGGCAGCGTCCTATTTTGACAACTGATAAGCTATCCTTCGTCGCAGACGAGGAACTTCGAGTAGCGGATATTCTGAAAGAAAATCTATCAGATGATATAAACGCTTTGTCTTCTTAAAGGCAACTAGCCGGCTTAGGCCGCGAGTCAGGAGGACT